CGCTAGTTCTACTATTAACAATGGCGAGCAAGTCCGCATCGGCGACACTTATTATCAGTTTACTACTGGTTCTGTTGACAGCGGGACCCCTGCTGGTACTAGCGGGAACCCTTGGCTTGTGGCTGTCGGTATCGACGCTGACCAGAGCCTTGAGAACCTCGCTAACGCAATCGACGCCAACGGCACTGCCGGTACTCAGTACAGCACGGCAACCACCGCACACCCGACTGTAGAGGTTTTCTCTAACAGCACGGACACTCTGACGGTTCGTTACAAAACTGCCGGTGCAGAGGGTAATACGGTTGTTACGACTGAGACGGGCACTGCAATGGCGTGGGGTGCTGGTACGCTGCAAGATGGTGGCACTGAGTACGTACAGCAAGTAAGCCTTCCTGACGGCCTTGGTGCTGTTGCGGTGGCTACGATCAACTCGTACATCATCGTCATTCCTACGCAGACGCCAGAGACTAACGGCAGGTTCTACTGGATTGAACCCGGAGAGGTTTCTATTGATCCGTTGAACTTCGCTACTGCTGAGTCGGCTCCCGACCCTGTGCAGAACGTCGTCGTCTTCGGGGATCAGATTTATTTTCCCGGCGAGAATAAGACCGAGGTGTGGTACACCACTCGTCAGGATGCTGCTCCGTTCCGTAGGCTCCAAGGTGTTGCCTTTGACCGAGGGACTTGGGAAGGTACTGCTGTTCAGGTGAAAGAAAGCATGATGATCGTTGACAGTGACGGCGGTGTCTTTCAGATCACTGGTGGCGGAATGCAACGTATCTCTAACCCGTCGATTGAAGAACGTATCCGAGAGGCTATTCGTTTCCAGTCGTACACTAACAACTTAGGAATTTAACTTATGGCTCTTCAGCACATGGACTTCCCGAGCGGCTCTCCGGGTATTTGGGGAGGCAGCACGACTAACATGGAGAACGGCGTTTACGCGAACGTAGCAACCTCGGGCGCTAACTCGGGTGTAGGGTTTATTAATGACCCTGATCCGAACGTTACGGGATCGGTTCTGTCTGTCTCTCGTGGCTCTCAGAATGGTTATGGTGAGCGAGTACGTTATGTTCTTAGCACTACTCAATCTGTAGTAGGTATGGCTTGCCGTGTGTGGCTGCCTAACCTTCCTACTCAGAACACCGCTGTTCCTACGATCTTCGGTTTCAACGACATCAGCAACAACCGTCTAGTTAACTTGATTCCTCTGTCTACCGGCGCTTTGCGGGTAAGCTATGACATCAACGAAACGGCTGAATCGTTTACTACTCCGGGGCCGGTGGTTGTGGCCGGTACGTGGCACCACATTGAAATGAAGTGCGACATCCCTAACGGCTCAATCGAAGTCCGAGTTGACGGTGTTCCTGTTATCATACTGACGGGTCAGGACATCGCTGACGAGAACTTCGCACAGGTGGTCTTCGGGGCTACTAACGTTGGTACCGAGCTACAGTCTCCTTCTAGCGTCTACTACAAAGACTTTGTTATCTGGGACGGTAGTGGTACTGAGAACACCGATTTCCTCGGTAGTGTGCAGGTTTATCTCCTGTCGCCTGATAGCGACGTGTCGTTCAACTGGACTCCTTCGACTGGCTCCACTGGTTGGAACCTGATTGACGAAGCTCCGGCTGACGACGCAGACTACATCAGTGCAGATGATACCCCTCCGGCAGCTAGCTCGTTTGGAGTTACTAACCTGCCAGAAGACGTTACGAGCATCCGAGGTCTTAAGTCCTTCGTACGTGCTCTTAAGACTGACGGCGGTGACGGACAGCTTCAGGTGTCTGTGATCAGCAACGGAACTACCGGCAATGGTACAGACCGACCGGTGACGACTGTCGCTACTTACTGGTCCGACATCTGGGAGGTTGACCCTGACACCAGTTCTTCGTGGACTCGTTCTGCGGTTAACCAAGTAAATCTACAAGTAGACAGGACCCTCTAAGATGGCCTTAACCCCTCAAGTACGAGTAACTCAAGCTGATGTAATGGCTACGTCGAACTTCTCGGCGCAGAACGTCAATGTGTCTTCAGCTACTTTACTGGGGGCGATCAACTTCCCTACTCCGTTTGTACGAGTGTACGACGGAGATGTACAAGTAACGGCGAAATCTATCGTGGACGTTCGAGTTCAAAATCTTCACCTTATGGCAGCAGGCCTAGGCCGTGTTGGTCAGCCGACGATTCGTGCTTGGACGTTCACCCTAGACGGTCATGACTTCTATGTCCTCCGTCTCGGTGACATGGAGACTCTGGTCTACGACACATACAGCCAGCAGTGGAGTACGTGGAACAACTCTCAGCTTAACTTCTGGCGTGTTACGCTAGGGATGAACTGGGTAGGTGGCGTGACTCAGGCTTTTGAATACGGCAGCAACATCACTGTACTAGACGATACTTACTCCGTTATCTGGATGCTCGACCCCGACTATCCTTACGATGACGATCCAGATATTGACGACACGACCATCAGGTTCACTCGTCAGGCTACTGGTCAAGTCCCGCTGCGTGGACGACAAGCTGTCCCTTGCTACGATGTCTTCCTTACCGGAGACGTAGGCCACCCAGCACTTACTAGTGATCAGGTTACTCTCTCTATCTCGGACGACCGTGGTAACACGTTCTCTGACGTAGGAAGTATTACTGTTCCGACCTCGGATTATAACACTGAACTTATGTGGGGTTCTCTAGGTCAGATCACAGCACCGGGACGTTTGTTCCGAGTTACAGACAACGGTGCATTGCCTCGCATTGACGACCTAGAATTTAACTCGGTTTCGGAGAACTAAGATGGTAGGGATTTTCCAACCGCTCCCTAATAACGCTAAGATTATAAACCCGGATGGAACCCCTACCGAATACTTCATCCGGTGGGCACAGGCTCGTGGCCTTGATGTAGAAGACGCTGTGTCGCTTGAAGTGATGCAACAGTACGTACAAGACGAGTTTGCTGCTAGAGACATCAACGCTGGTGTTGGTCTTAGTGGTGGTGGTTCTCTTGCTAACGACGTAACCATCGACCTTGAGAACACAGCAGTTACTCCGGGTTCCTACACAAACACTAACCTTACCGTAGACGCTCAAGGCAGGATTACTGCTGCGGCAAACGGAACAGGTGGTAGTGGTGGTGCGGCCCTTATCGGTGAGGCTATCGCTGTTGGTGGTGAGACTTCGCTGTCGGTAGGTAGTATTCCCGGTACGTACCGCGATCTTATTATAGAGTTCAGTATCGCCGGGACTACGGTCGCCTTTGCTGACCTACGTTTTAACGGAGACTCTTCCGCAGTCTACGACAAGTACCGTCAGTACGGTGGTGTCTCTCACGGTGGCGATCAGTCTATCAACCAGACTGGTGCCTCTCTGACTGCTGTTAACGCAGTTGCTAACTGGTTTGTGTACGGAGATGCCACTATCGGTAGGTACGCTGCAACTGACCGCTGGAAGGCGGGTGTCGGTACGTCAGCACAGGTTAGTGGTACTTCGTCCACGAGTGGTAACGTGATTAACAACGCTTTCAAGTGGCGAAACACTGCGGCTATTACATCTCTTTCGCTTACTCTTGACGCAGGATCGTACAGAGCAGGAAGTGTTCTTACCGTCTTTGCTCGTTAAAACTTAATAAAGGAACTAAACAACTATGGGACTCTTCAGTAAAATCTTTGGTGGCTCCAAGAGTAAGAGCAGCAATCAGGCTTACGGTCAGGTATCGGATGCTCTTGGCTCTACTCTAGGTTCTACTGGGGTAGCTAACGACGCCCTGATGCAACAGCTTGGCCTTGGTGAAGGTGGTGGTGGTTTCCAGTCCTACCTCACTAACATGGGTTTTGCTAACACGCAGGCTCAGGGTCTAGATGATATTGACGCTGGTGCTGCTGGTGCTGGTCTGCTCCGTTCAGGATCGACCGCTAAGGCGTACGGCGACTACACAACTAACCTCCGCAAGGGTTTCTTTGACGACTATCTTCAGCGTCTCTACGGTCAGGCTCAGCTTGGCATTGGTGCTGGTCAGGCCATCAGTGGTGCTGGCTCGGTTAGCTCTGGTGGTAGCTCTCCCGGTATCGGCGGTTTCCTTGGAAGCATTGGCTCCGGTATCGCTGCTTCGGAACGACGTCTCAAAGAGAACATCGAAAAGCTGGGCGAACTTGAGGACGGTCTTGGTATCTACAAGTTCTCGTACAAGAGTGATCCAGACGGTGTTATCCACGTCGGTACGATGGTGGAAGAAGTTGAAGAGCTTCGTCCGTGGGCACTCGGCCCCGTCATCGACGGTAACAAGACTGTGGACTACAGCAAACTAGAGGTACGTTAATATGGCACTACCCCCTTTCCTACAGCAGGCGCTTGGTATGGGTCCTGTGCCTACCGATCCGATGGCTGCTGACGAGATCGTCGTAGAGGCTCGTGCTCCTCGTGGTCCTGACATCTACGAAGATGACCGTATCCCTCCGTCGCCTCAGATGATGGAAGAGATGGTTCCTCGTCAAGGAATGTTCGGTACTAAAGGTACGCTGAGAGACATCCTAGGCGTGGTTGGTGATGCTTTCCTTACCCAGAGCGGTAACGAACGTGTTTACGCACCACAGAGGCAGCGAGAGAAGCTTGGTGATGCCATGTACGGCTTTGCTGAGAACCCTCTGGCTGCTATCGAACGTATGGCTCTGGTAGACCCCGCTGCGGCACAGGCTGCACGAGAGAACTACCAACAGCAGCAGCTACGACAGGCACAGCAGGAAAGCTTAGGAGCACAGCGTGAGTCGCTTGCTACTGACAGGCTTGAAGGCAACATCAAAGACCTTCGTAACTGGGGTGCTCGTCTTCTGCAAGGTGCTGGTAATAATCCAGAGCTTCAGAACCGTGCTCTTAGCATCCTTCAGGCTCAGGCTGACAGGCTTGGAGTTAGTATGGAAGACCTTGGTCTACCTGCTGACCTTAGCCCGGAAGAGCTTACGATGTACTCCGCTGGCGACATGACTGTTAACCAGCAGCAGAACCTTCCGCTTCGTGAACGTACTGTTCGTACTGGCGAGAGGAACGCTGACACTAACGCCAGTAGGGCTGCTACCTCTGCACGACAGGGTGACGCTCGTATTGGTAACACCGCAGATAGGAACCGTGTCCTTGAACGACAGGGTGATGAGCGTATTGAGATTGCACGAGAAAAGGCAGCGGGGGCTGCTGATAAACCTGCTCGTCGTCCTCTTGGTAAAAGTGGTGGACAGACTAAGTATGTATACAGGAACGGTAAGCTCGTTCCTCAATAAATTAACTAAGGACTATTTATGGCAGTTGCACAAGACGATCCGTTCGGTGGTATTGGTCTGGATCAGATCGACCTCTCGGACCCTGAAACTCGGAAGTACGTGTCCCAGTATGTGGACATGAACGATCCCGAGACTAAGGAGTATTTCAACTCGTTCGACGTGCCAGCAACGGCAGGGCCTTCAGGTGCAACTCCTGAGGGTCCTGTTTCTGTATCTACTCCGCAGGCGCAGCCGATGCCCAGTCCTGCACAAGCCCCTAAAGCTGTGCCTGCGGTTCGTAACACCGAGACTGTTGTGGTCAACGGCTTCGACAGGCCCGAGGAAGCCTTCCTGCCTAAGGAAGTGGAAGCTCGTGTTCTTCAGATGACCAACGACCCTAACGTAACTCCCGAGCAGATTGGTGAGTACCTCACTCAGCAGGGACGTCAGGTTGATGACAGGTTCTACGAAGACCTCGCCAAGACCCGTGCCGCTATTGAAGAGTCCGGTGTTGCTGCTAGCGAAGTGGACTACCAGAACGCTGCTACCCTTGCTGCTGAGATCGTCCCTGAAGAAGTCAAGAGCATGTCTCCGACTGAAGAGGGCTGGCTCCCGGCTATGGTCCGTTCGTATCAGGATGGAGTCCAGTACGGCTTTCCCGGTATCGTTGCTCGTACCTACTACGACTGGATGGGTACTGGTGAAGATGTCCTCCGTCAGCGTTTCCCCAACCTGAACGACGAAGAGATTGAAGCCCTGCAAGAAGCAGTCATCGCTCGCACCCAGAAGGGTCTGCGTGAGACTAACACCAAGCTTGCCGAGAACGATCCTATGGTCCCGTGGCTTGCTGGTCAGTTCTTTAGTAGCGCAAGCCCTGAAGATTTCATCCCGGCTGTTCGTCTCGCTGAAGGAGCTAAGTTTGCCGAACGTCTTCTGACTAAGATGGGTGAAGGCACGGCTGTGAACGCAGCAGGTAGTGCTGTCTATCAAGCTGCTGACATTGCTGACGGTGTGCAAGATGAGTTCTCTGTCACTCAGCTAGGAGCTGACGCAGGTATTGGCGCTCTCTTCAGTGGAGGTATCCACGCTACGGGCGAGCTTGCTAACGCTGCGACTACGGCTAATCGTCGTCGTCTTGCTAAGGCTGCGGGCTACTCGGAAGAAGTGATTGAGTCTGCTGTTGGTTTCGAGTCTGACGGTACTCCTATTGCTCCTCCGGCTCCTCTCCCTACTCCTCGCGGTAAGAAAGGCAGCAAGGTCTACAAGGAGGACATGGACAATCTTCTGGACCAGACTGCTGAGTACGTCAACGCTATTACGGCAGACTGGACTAACGCTCCGCAGATCAACGTTAACAGGAACTTCACGAAGCTGAAGGGTATCGACAACGACGCTCGTGGTGTGTTTAACCGTGAGACTGGTGAAGTCGATCTGAACATGGAAGTAATCACGAACGAGGCTGCTCGTCTTGAACTTCCTGTTGAGGACATCATCAAGTCTACGGTCTTTCACGAAAGCCTCGGCCACTACGGCCTGCTGGATCAGTTCGGTGAAAGCCTCGACAATCTCCTGATGGACATCGTTGATAACGGTGAGCCTCGTATCAAGGAGCTTGTTACTAAGTGGATGGATGAGAATCCTGACTCCTATAAGGGTGCCCCGAACAGGGACATTCTGGCTCTGGAAGAAGTCCTTGCAGAGTGGAGTGAGAAGGGTCCTCGTAGTGCTACTGTGTACGACCGTATCGCTAACTTTATTAAGCAGTTCGCTCGTGACTACCTCGGTAGGGAAGTGAACTTCTCGGAACGAGAGGTAAAAGCTCTGCTGGCTCAGGCTCACAGTAAGGTTATTGATAGCAAGGGCACCGGTGCTCGTGGTGCTGGCTATCGACTGAAGAAACTGTGGCACGGAAGCGGGGCTACGTTCGACAAGTTCGACCACTCGTACATGGGTACTGGTGAGGGTAATCAGGTGTTCGGCTGGGGTACGTACCTGACCGAGAGCCGTGGTATTGGTGAAGGTTATCAGCGGGCTATCGGCGGAGAAGATATTCTCTGGGGTGGTGTTGATATGCCGTGGTATCAAATGCGGGACGCCATGGATCAAGAGATTAGTGGTAAATACGGAAACCAGATGGCGGTTGATGTAGCTAATGCTGTGTTCGATCACATTCGAGATAGCCGTAGGCCTCCTACTCCTCTTACTATCGCTGGAGCTATGGGCCTAAAACCCCGTAGCGAGCAGCAGGTTAAAGATGTCTATGATGCTATGTCCCCGATTATTAAGGACGTAGAGAACCGTATCCAGCGCCGTGTTCGCGGAAAGCTCTACGAGGTAGAGGTTGCTGACGACCTTGACTGGAACTTGTGGAACAGTGATCTTTCTTCGCAGCCTAAGATGAAGAAAGCTCTTGAAGAGCAGGGATTTAAATTCGTTAGCGAAGAAGAGTACAGAAACAATCAAAAGCGTTTCCAAGATGCTCGCTCCGACTATGAAGATGCAACTGCTCAGTATGAACTAGCAGAAAGTGACGCTGCTTCTCCTGTAGATAACCCTACGTTTAAAGAAGAGCTTCTTGATAGGCTTTTTACTGATGTTCAGGTAACTGCTCAGAAGTTTCAGGAGGCTAAAAGAGCTAACGAAAATGTAGTTTATGACGGTCTTACTGGTGAAGATGCTTATGCTCTTCTGGCAGATAAACTTGGTTCCGATAAAGCAGCTTCTCTTTACCTTAACGAGAAAGGCATCGCAGGGAACCAGTACGAAGCAGGGACTGTTGCCGGTACTACCCCAAAGAATCCTGACGGCTCTCCTGTCTATAACTACGTTGTGTTCAACGACCAAACACCCAAGATCACTGCTCGTTACTCGAAACCTAAGAAAGGTGGTTACCTTCCTGTAGGCGAGCAGGCCCAGAACGACAATCTTACACTAGATAAACGTTCTAATCGTACGTACGAGAAGACAGATCGTGGACGTCCTAGACTTCCCGGTCGGTCTATGTCTCACAACGAGTACGCTCAGTTCTCGGAAGATACGGCTGAGTACTACCGTAATAGGGCTGCTAGCTTCATCAACCAGAATGAGAGAGCATACAACCGTAACCTTGAACACGCTAAGACGTGGGATGCTCGTGCTCAGGAAGCTCGTGAGAAGGCAGTAGCAAGCGGAGAAGGTCAGAGAGAGGCTAAGTCCGTTCGCCCTGCGGTTCGTGAGACTGTTGTGGATACTCGCGCTACGGAAACGCCGGAACCTGCTAACCTGCGGTACTCTCAAGGTAAGCGGTTTGATGATCCTCGTGACGTCAAGCGAGTGCCGAAGCCTAAGCGTACCGGTGAGGTAGCGACAGGGGAACCTATCGACACTTCGACCTTCACTCCTGACGAACTGTTTGAAGCAGAGAACTCTGTGGAAGTTCTGAAGAAGTTGACCGATGATCACGTCCCCGAGACGATGACCATGGAAGACATTGAGTACGAAGCTCGTCTTCGTGGGTTCACTGCTAGTGACCTGATGAAGCGTAAGGAAATCGGCGCTGGGCAGTTGTCTCAGCGGTTGATGATGTACGACATTGCAGCCGGTAAGCTTAATGATAAGCTGACCAAGCTGTACGGTAAAATCAGTGAAGGTGGCGCTACTCCTACTGACAGGGCTGAGTACTTGAAGACCGTAGTACGTTTTCAGGAACTAGGCTCTCGTATCTTCGGCGAACAGAGTGAGGTTGGTCGTGCTCTTCGTACGATCAGGGATTTGAACTACACTTTCCGTAACGTCAAGGGTCTTGAGGACATGCTTGGCGGAAAGGATGTAGAAGGTTTGGAGAAGCTGCTCGCAGCGGACCCCGACATGTTCCTTCGTTTCGCTCGTGAAGCTCAGGATCAGATTGATCAAAGCCAGAAGAAGGTTGTCAAAGGTGGTAGCAGGCTTGGTACGTTCGTTGGTGAAGTAGTTAACTTCCCTCGTGCTATTATGTCTAGTGCTGACCTTAGTGCTCCGCTTCGTCAGGGTATCTTCTTGATGCACAAGCCTGAGTGGTGGAGGGCAATGTTGTCGATGTTCAAATACGCAGCAAGTCAGGAGTCTTACAACTCTCTTATGCGTGACATCACTAGCCGTCCTTCTTACAAAGATATGGTCAAAGCTAACGTACCATTTACCAAGACTGACGGACGCCTTGCGGCACGAGAAGAAGATTTCATGTCTTCGTGGGCTGGCAAGATTCCTGTGCTTGGTAGTGTTGTTAGAGGATCGGAACGAGCTTACGCAGGGTTCCTGAACAAGCTTCGTGCTGACGTCTTTGACAGCATGGTAGAGAACTACCAGCGAGCAGGGATTGACTTCACGGCTGATCGTGACACCTTGAAAGCCCTTGGTGGTTTTATCGGTAACGCGACTGGTCGTGGTAGTCTTGGTGAGTCGTTCAACGCAGCAACCCCTTGGTTGTCTGGTTTGTTCTTCTCGCCTCGTCTGATCGCTTCCAGAGTTCAGATGCTTAATCCTTACTACTACGCTACTCTGCCTAAGGGTGTACGAGAACAGGCAGTGATGTCTCTTCTCGCTACCGGGGCTAACGCTACGACGGTAATCAGTCTCCTCTCCATGTCGGGACTGGCTCCTGACGTAGAAGCTGACCCTCGTTCCAGTGACTTCGGTAAAGTTAAGATCGGAGACACGAGGTACGAACTTCTGGGTGGTCTGTCTTCTTACCTTACTCTTAGTGCTCGTCTCGGTGCTTTCAGCGCTGACACGGCAGCCGGTGGTGATCTTGTGGCTCATTACAAGAACAGCATGGGTGAAGAGAAAAGGTACGGTAATGACTTCGGTGAAAGCAACGCTCTTGAGATGGTTGGTAACTTTGCTACTAACAAGTCGTCTCCTGTGGCTTCGCTTGTTGCTGACTTCCTTCGTCAGGAAGATTTCAAAGGTGACGCTGTCACCCCTCAGGACGCTGCGATTAGTCGTATGCTCCCGATCATTGTACAGGACATCTACGAAATGGGCGAGAAGTACGGGTACATGGAAGGCTCGGCACGTATTGCACCGGCTGTGTTCGGTGCGGGTGTGTCGGACTACAAGCCCTACGCTCTTGACACTGAACGCCGGATGGAAGCACCGGATAAAATCGAACGTAGTAAACTAGAAGATCAGGCGACTGAGGATTACACTGTCGTAGATGGTGTGGTTACTTTCTCTCCTGAGATTCAGGCTCTCTGGCAAGAACGTCTTGACGAATACCTTGCAGACGGCATGGAAAGCGTAACGTCTGACCCTGCGTGGGAAGGGCTGAGCGACAAAGAGAAAGCGGAAATAATCTCTGACGTCCGTAACGAGGCTAAGGAAGAAGCTCGGAAGGACGCTCTAGCTTACGTAGGATTGGAATAATAGAAGTGAGTGATATAATTACAGCAGAACGAGTCGCAGTTCTAGAAAGTCAGGTCGAACACCTTAACGCTCAGATGGTGCTTGACAGGGCTGAACGAAGAGAAGAGATTGGGGAGTTGTCTAGTAAAATAGATGAACTCCTCTCTCTCAAACACAAAGGAGCAGGAGCCTTCTGGTTGTTTGGGATCATCTTTGGTTCCGGTATCATAGCTGCTGCGACTGCAATAGTATCTTGGTTTAAAGGAGGTTAACGAACGTGACTTACGAAGAAGCGATCCGTATGGTCGTAGAAGAGTTCGTAGCAAAGCTAACAGAACTACTAAAGACTGTGGAACCCTCGCCTTCTTCTGGGCTGACGAAGCGTGTGCTCCTTGAACTACTGTCTCACGAGGGCATTGTCCTTGAGGCGTACAAAGATAGCGTAGGCGTGTGGACTTGGGGTGTTGGTGTTACCAGTGCCTCAGGTCACCGCGTCCTGCGGTACAAAGATAACCCTCAGCCGATGAGTAAGGTTATTGAGATTTACAAGTGGTTGGTAGAGACTAAGTACCTTCCTGATGTCCTTGAAGCGTTCACTGTTGAACTCTCTGAGGCTCAACTTGCTGCTGCTCTGTCGTTCCACTATAACACCGGAGCCATTAAACGGGCTTCGTGGGTGAAGTCCTTCAACGCAGGGAACGTAGCCAAAGCTCGTAGAGAGATCATGAACTGGCGTACTCCGTCGTCTATCATCGAACGACGAGAAAAGGAACGTGATCTTTTCTTTGATGAGAAGTGGTCTAACGATGGTAAGTCTACGGTGTACACTGTAGTTAACAAACCGTCTTACACACCTAAATGGTCGAGTGCAAAAAGAATCGACATCACAGGAGATTTATAAAATGGGGATTAGCCTCGGAGGAATTTTGAAGGAGGTCCTGTCTCCGGTAACTGACATCATCTCTGAAGTTGTCGTTGACAAGGATAAGCGAGATGAGATTAAGCTTGAGATTGAAAAACTGGCTGATCAGGTGGACCAGCGTTACCATAAGGAACTCATGGGGCAGATTGAGGTCAACAAGGAAGAAGCAAAACACGCTTCTGTATTTGTGGCGGGCTGGCGGCCTTTCATCGGATGGGTTAGCGGTATCGGGCTTGGGTATACATTTGTCTTCTCTCCATTCGTTGAGTTCATTGCTCGGGCGAATGGGTATGTAGGCGAGATGCCAATGCCTGACACAGGCCAGCTTATGACACTGATCATGGCTATGCTAGGTGTAGGTGCTATGCGTTCTTACGACAAGAACAAAGGAACGTCGCCTCTACCTAAGAACACTAAGTAAAAGAAAACCCCCGGCGGCTTAAGTGCTACCGGGGGTCTTTTTGTATCTACTTCAGGCTCGTCGTGCAATAAACACGAGAGCAGCGATGCCGACTAGCACCAGTACAATTGTCTCAAGCATTCTCTTCTTCTCCTTCTTCTTCGTTCGCTTCGTTAAAGAGTTCACGAGCAAAGTCGTAACCACACCAGTTGTCGACCCCTGCGTCCTCTAGAGCACGAAGCCAAGCAGCATCCTCTAGAAGGCTTTCGTAAAGGGCGGTAGGGATTGTGGTGAAAGGACTTGTGTAATCTTCGTCACCAGCCGTAACACTCCCCAACCCTTCTGCTACTTCTTTACCGTACATGTAATTATCCATCGTATTCTACCTTTCCTACTGTAACGACTTCGCACACTCCACCGGAGCAGGCGTATTCCTGCGCCCCTGTAGTAGCGTCTTCAAACTCAAAGTCAGACAAGCGACTCCAATCAATATCAGGCGTCGGATGCTTTTCTTTCCAAGCTTCGAACTCGTCCTTTGTCAACGCTTGGTAGGGCGCTTGCTGATACGACCCACCGTCATACGGGAGGAAGCTGATTCCTGAGAGACTATCAAAATGCTTGTAGACCCAAGCACCAACCTCAAGCCATTCATCTTCTTTGACGTTAATTGTGGCAGAGGGTTTATGCTCACACCAGTTATCTTGGAGATGCTTCCAAAGTTCCAGAGCTTCCAACGCGTTCTGTTCGTCACGAGTTACTGTCCCTTCAGGCGATTCCACAGGGAAGTAGAATACGCTCGTAGACGAGGGAGCCATGACGTCGGGTTCCCAATAAACACCTTCAGCTTTGAGAAACTCTGTGAGAGGGTCTTTGTTGTCCGCTCGGACAGTGCGGAGATAATAACGACTGTGACGAGCATGGAGGCCACTAGCGCTGTTGACCAACTGACTAACAGTCCCACTAGGCTTAACGCAAGTAGTAGCAACACTAGGATTAATACCAAGGCGCTCGGCCCATTCGACATTAGTCTGGACCACAAGGTCTTTAAGTTCATTAAGGTTCTCCTTAGAGAGTACTTCAAGATTGTCGCACACACCAGTAAGAGAGACGCCAAGCAGACGCTCTTCTTCACAGGTGTCTTTCCAAATCTTCCTTAGGTACTTGAAGTCTGTGAAGCTTGACTGTATAGTTCCAAGAATAGTGGCAACCCGCGTCTTTCTTTTGAGAGTTTCGAGAGTATCCGTTGCACGGACAACAACTTCAGTAAGGTTACAGAACTCAAAGGGCCGTAGAATAATCTCGGAGCAGGGGTTAGTCCCAAAGTCAAATGATGCATCACGGCGACCGGAACGTCCTGCGATAGCTTGGCAAGCGTAGCGACTGAAGATTCCGGGTTCTCCTGATTTGCTTTCATATAGTGCATTCCACTTCTCCATAAAGAAGCCCGCATCAGGGCGTCGGTTGTTATACACTGCGGAGTTGTTTGCCAGACGACGGATACCGTGAGCCTCCCACCAAGCACCACTCTTACTCTTGATCATACGGTCGTCAGTGCAGTCAAACAGAGAGATCATAGCCGAGCGGCGTACACCACCAACGACAACGATGTCCCCGATCTTACACATCAGATCGTGACACTCTAGACTGCTAAGACGACGACCGCTGGCACTCCGAAATACGTCAACTGTATATTGGAAGAGGTCAACAAGAGGTTCCGGTCCAGAAGCTCTTCCTCCAAACGTCTTGAGTCTTGCTCCGGCAGGTCGAACTCGGCTAACGTCCCAGCTTGGTACTTGACCTGCAATAAGAAGCGTGATGAGTTCTCGGAGGGCCTTGGCCCAACCTTCTTTACTATCCTTAACAATAATTGTTGTGTCGGTATCTTCAAAGTGTTCAGAAATTCGGGGAAGCTGTTCGACATACTTAGTCTCCACACTGTATCCAACACCTGTGCCGCACATAAGGATGTACATAGTTTCGTCAAAGGAGCGAGGACTATCGACAGGGATGTAAGCACAGTTATAAGCCGGAACGTGACAGCGATCAAGTGCAGGACCAGCAGTCATCAACGCTCGCATAGAGGGCATTACTTCGAGGTTATATATTGCTTCGTACATAAGATAGAAGGGTTCGTCTAAATCCGTAGAGTCGAACGGATCAATCTGTTCCCTGTAGTAAGTAATCAGACGGCTGACAGTCTCGTCCCAGTTCTCCCTGCGATTCTCATCCTCAAGCCACTTCGAATAACGGCTCTTGTAAATGAAGGAAGAGTAGGCATCAGGAAAGGGCGTGTACATATTAGTTTCGTCGTTCAAGAACTTCCTCCAAGGCTGGACTCTTACCGTTCATTGCTCGGTGAATAGTCATAGTTGCTAGTGCCAACTCTTCTGCAATCGCAGAGTATGAGAGGCCTTTCTCCCTGAGTTGAAAAGCCTCTTCAAGAAGCTCTGGCGTTACCTTAAGAAGAGAGGCACCTTGTATTTTATTGAAGGCCGGTTTCTTAAGTTTTATCTGGCTTCTTTCGTACTCGCAAGCTTCTTGTTTGGTCAGGCGTTTCTTAAGAATCTTAACCCACTCATCAGGAGTCTCTCCTCGGTCTTCAAACTCTTTTAGTTTGTCGGCATGAGCCTCATCCCTGAAAGGTACGGTTGACAGCCATGCTCTTCCTCCGCAACCGTGGCCGATATAAATAATATCACCTCCGTTGCTGCGTCGGTCTATGTGGGCGTACACATAATACTTCTTTGGCTCTTCATACGAAGAGGGAAAAGGATTGGTCAAATTAAAGTCCTCGCATGTCTGCCTTGACGTAGTTGTCAGGCTTAAGAATCTTACCGTCTTCACGATAATATACCTTACCGCCTACAACCTTAGTCATGTTGTTGTCCGCTACTCGGGTGAAAGCTTCCTCACCGTCGATACGGTAGAAGAGAGCAAGCTGAGAGAGAACGTACTGTACGTCGGCCCACTCTTTCACGAGGTTGGCACGAGTCTCTTCGTTCTCGTTTTCAGCGTAAGCTTCTGCTGCTTCCTTAAGCTCCATGAACTCTTCGCCAAGACAACCCCACGCTAGTTCAAACGAGGGGATGCCATTAGCAGCGTTAAGGAACTCAAGAACTCTGTCTTCACGAGTAGGAGCAAGAGGAAGATAAAGCTGTTCGTTAGTCATTAGTTCAAGTTTCCTTTCATAGCATCCGGCATAGGTAGTGGCTGAAGAGGCCACTCTAGTTCTTGAGGTTCAGAGACAATCACCTTGTCGTCACACCGGAAGATCACAACCTGACCGATGATCAGTCCGTCGTCGTTCTGGATGAACTGGGTGTTCACTCCTACGTCGTCAAGGAAGTACGAGAACAACTCAAGGATTTCTTCAGGAGTTCCGTCTTCAATCTTAGCCTGTAGTTTCTGTTCAAAAGTCTTCTTACTCAAAGTATTTCCTTTCGTAGCTTCGCTAATCGCAGCGATGCTTCTCTTAGGCAGCTTCTCGCCGCTCTTGTACTATTTGATTGTACCTCTGCAAGAACGCCCAGTGGGCTAGTTCCGGTGAAAGGCACTGTACGTCAATGTCAGCAGGTTCAATCTCTGTGTGCCAGACGTGATCAGCGACACAGGTAATCTGCTCTCGCTCTGCTTTGTAGGCCTGCTTGTCCGCTAGTTTTACTTCCGCTGGGAAAGGAAAAACCATTCCGAACTGCTTACTGATGGAGGCTTGGATTCTTTCTTCCAAAGCTTTGTAATCGGGGAACAGAGCTTTAAGAGGCGACGGCATGTCTCCCACAAAAGCTTCGCTAGCGTCGTGCAGTAAAGCAGTAAGAGCAAGGTGACTAGGTACAAGCCTAGATACCAATACACTGTGTTCAGCCACGGAATAAAACTTGTCAGAGTGGCCGCCGTAACGACAGATATTAGAGAGAGCGTGAGCGATGCAGTAAATACTGTACGTATAACCCTCGGGATTTTCAAAGTCAAAGAAGTCTCCGTCGTAAGTACTGATTGAATACTTAGGTTGTTCCTGCATGTTCAGGTTCCTTTTCGCGAAGGATTAGTTCTAGCCGTGCGAGGGCACCCCAAGCGGTGTGCGCAGCGTGAAGAAGTCCACTATCAGGGTCCACAGTTTCTCCTGTTGCCTCGGCGAGCAGGTGTCGTACCATTGCATCAGAGTATCGCGCAAGTCCGTTGGGGACCTGCTCCCATCCGTTCCAATCATACTTAGCTGCTCCGAAAGTGGAGATGGCAGAGACTTCTCGAATTGCACGAGGGAAATAAGAAATTGCTCCGCGATAAGCTGATGGCTTACCTGCGTCGTACTTGATCGCTCCTTTCGAAACGTTTTCTGCCGGGTCATTAGTGTATTCCTTAGTCGTAGTATCGAGCATAAATAGCCTCTTTTTCAATGTCATAATCAATGAAACCTGTGTTAATTAACCAAGAATAAACATTGGCTATAACATTCTGGGGATGTCCTAGATCACTAGAAATCTCTTTCATTAAACGATCTTTACCGTCTGAGTACCAGTCATTCGCCATAGTTCATGAAGTCCTTTAGTTTCTCTAGATTGTCTTCGATCTGCTCTTCGAAAGCCAACACAACTTCCTCGGTCGTGATGCCGAGTAGTTCGACTAGCTCGAAGGAATCGAAGTAATCAATAAGCTGATTCTTGAAATCCTCGTCCATTATAGATTCCGATCACAGAAGCGTACAAATGCGTTGGCAGGGTGGTACAGTAAAGCAACAGGAGTCAGTAGGATCATCAACCACAACGGACGCATGTGCGCTTTGAACTTTTTACTGTACCCACCTGTAATAAAAAACTCTTTCAGAGTCATATTAAATCTTCTTTCTTGTAGTCTTACTCCACGAACCACAGTCAGTGCACTGTACTCGCTGTGTCTTGTAACAACGGGTAGTGTAGAAACCCCGCTTCTGTAGCTTGTGGCTACCACAGTTAGGACAAGCACCGCCCGTCTTGGTCGTGTACGGATGGTTGTCGATGAACGGCAGTACCTTCTTGTACAGCTTGACGAGAAGACGAACATCTTGAATGCAGTACTTCTTCATCTTCTTCTGTGCAACAGGCTTACCAGCCATCACGTCAGTCCAAAGCTTGAAGCCGTGGTGCTGTATCTTACCCCCTACTTTAAGAAGAGGCCCGATGTAGGCCAGCTTGTTCATGACAAAGCCGAATTTCTTTACCGTTTTGAGAAGATCAACACTAGGAACAGGAGGAGGGGGATTAAGGTTTGCAAGTACGATCTCACCTCTGATCTTAGGAATGTCGTACTTATCTCCGTTGTACGTGACCACAATCTCTGCCTCGTTGAAGAGTTCCAGAGCCGCCTTAGCCATACCTTCACGTCCGTGCTCCCACTTACTAAAGAAGAGGTAATCTTTCTCGCCCTCCCAGTGGGCACAGAAGCAAAGCATACCGCCTTCGTCGATTAGTTTCTCTGGCGTGATAACCTCGTCCCACATTCGCCAGACGTAAGCCGTAGCCGGTTCCCACTCAATGTCAATATAAAGAATTTTACTCATTAAGTAACTCCGTACAGTACCAACTGGAAGAGCCGAACCCTCTCGTTTTTATTTTGTAGATTAAGAGTTTTGGCTAGTTCGGTAGCTGCTCTAAACCGTTCGAAGAACACAGGGTTTTCGGTTACGATATAATTTATATCGCCTTTACGGACAGAGGTAAACTCCCCCATACTATCGTACTCTACATCAGTAGGAGTGTATGTAAATCCTTTGTCTTCAAGCTCTTTACTCCATCCTTGCTTAGCAAGAACAACGTAATCGTCGTCGGTGTTAAGCACCGCAGGAGTACAAATGTAGCGGCTACCTGTAGGCCACTTAGATATAATGCTAGTCATACCATTCCTCTGGAATGCGATCACCCTCTGCCCAAGGGAATCCATGTTTCTCTGCCCACTCTCCGTAAGTCATACTGTTCGGAGATTTGGTGATTCGGTTGTTCGCTCGTTGGAACAGAAATCTAATATCGCGGTCTGGATGCTGTTTCTTAACACGAGCCATCTTTCCTCTAGATCGGCTGTCGAAATATCCTTTGCACTCCACGTAGACTCCATTACCAAGGTCGAAGTCGGGAGTATAAGTGGCAGGTGTATTGTAACTGACAGCGGATGACTTCGACTCGTAATCCACTCGTCCTTTAACTTCGTCTGGCACATTACCCCACACCCTCTTCTCAAACTTACTTCTAAACTTCATCGCATATCATCATAGTATAAACGGTACCTATCTCCGCATATCTTACACTTATAAGTCTCTCCTTCAAAATCACGAGGGGAAGAGACTTCTTCGTAGTCATGCTTGCAATGTTTCCTTTCTTTAAATTCTTGATACACTACTAGTCTCCTTTAGTGTTTATAAGGGCTGACCACGACACAGGAAAGATAGGACGAACGATGTCATCAATCATCTTTGCAATCTCCTGTGTTTCCATCTGTGCGTGAGAATCACTCCGTAGTTTGTAAATACGAGCAAAGGAAGCAAGACTACCTGTCCAAATCCACTCAGTGTACATGCTCTGAGGCAGTATCATACGGGCTTGCTCAGGAGCTACTCCCCCTCGTATCATTGAGTCATAAAGAGCGTGAGCAGCGTCAAGGTGTGCGCCATAGAGACTACTGATGTTATCATCCCACGTTTCTACAACTCCGTAGAACTTAATAGTCTTAACTGTCTCTTCGCTACTTCCTTGCTTTGCTCCTTTAGTAGGCCGTCCTCTCCACTCACTAGGCCAGTAGAACTCAGGCTCGTCGTCCACGTACCGGCGGCTGACTTCATTTTCAGTCATACCTACCTTGTGTTTGAACAACTGACGAGCGACAAAGATAGGAGCCTTTACTCGTACCGTAATAGTAGGATGGCTGAACGGCGTCCAGTGTCCGTGAGTAGCTAGATAGTTAATAAGCTTCTTGTCGGCTTCTTTAACACTATTGCTATATCCACGGCACTCAGGACCACAGTCGTCGTGACCACAATCAATCTTATCCCACTCGCTCTCTTTATTGAACGACACACGAGCAGCGTTAACAACCATCAGGTCGTCTCCCATGTGATTAACGTAATCTACGTTCATTAGTCTCCGCCCCATCCTTCTCCGGTTACGTGGTAGCTGTACCCAGTCCACGATTCGTTACGGCACCACTCTTCTGCCTGTTCTCGTGTACTGAACTCCTTGTCGAAGAAGTCAGTAACCGTGTTGTAATCTCGGTCATACTCTGTAATAGTATATTTCATCGTGTAATCTCCGGTACGTCCGGTTCCCGAACCACCTTCGTAAGAAAGCGCGGACCGTTGGAGTAAAGGAATGTGCGCACAGTGGGATGGCAACGAAACTTATGATTACAATAAGAGCAACCAAGAGGTAGCTTAAGATTACCAGACTTACCATCAGGCTCAGGTTCGTAACAAAGTTCAGGAGGCGTCTCACTTTCTACCACTTCCTTTAAGTGTTCAATACGTGGCCCCGGTGGATAGTGCTTGATGACAGAAGACTTGAGCGGCGAAACACAAATGTCGCCCGCTACTTTCTCCATTGCCAACCAAGCAGCATCCTCACCGGGGGTCAGGACATCTGCATATCCCGACAACTGTTCTGTGTAGCCGAACGTATCTGTTTCGGTTACTGAGTTCTGCTCGAATTTTTTATATCCATAAGGGCTTGCCGACTTAACATCCACAACGACACCATCAACGATTGCGTCAATGCTCCCCGTGACACCGTTGATTTCAACTTGGCTTTGTGTCTCGGTAACCGTGTGGCCAGCCTCTCGGGTGAGGAAGAGTAAGAGTTGCTCAATCAAATCTCCGTACAAAAACTTGAGGTAAGTCTTCGGCAGAAGAGGTTCCTCGTTATCAGGGTCAGGGTGTGCGTCCATCCAGACTTTACGGTCAGGTTTACCAAGACCAGAGAAGCGGACGGCACGACGGCCAGACTTATCCTGTTTCTTTAGTCGCTCTCGGAACAGCTTCTTGCATTCCTCAGCGAAAATCTCTAGGTGTTCTTCGTTTACCTCGTGATCGTAGTCAGGATCGAAGAGGGCGTAGATGTCCTGTGGTAGTGTTTCTAGTTGCTTCAAGCTACATTCTCCGTCAGGTTAGCGTCAAGGATTTCTCCGTCCTCCTGCCACCTGTCTTTAACGAAACAGTAAGGAACACCGTCTACGTTGTGACCCTCAGGGAACGAGGTAAGAACTTCTTCAATCTTGTCGAACGCTTCGTCGTTATCTTTAGCGTCAAGGATCAAGTCAATCGTCTCAATAACAATCCGACGTACCTTAACAGTTACTTCATATCGCATATAGTTCAACTCTCTAAATAAAGTGTAGGCCTCTCACCTACTGGGGCGTCTAGCTAGGCCGCCTCTTCAGGAAGACGGACAGCGCTTCCACTGCCGCACATGCTCCTGCCACATGCCACTCCGTAGAGTGGGACCTGATTTACTTAGAACGGAATATCGTCGTCGAGGTCTTCCATTTCCTCGTCAGTCTTCTTGGTCTTAGGCTTCGGAGCCTTCTTAGCTTCCTTCTTAGGTGCAGTATCTTCAACCTCACCGTTGTCGTAGGCTTCGAACAGCTTACCGCCTCCGCCTTGGTACTCTACGTGATCCGTGATACGAGCGGCTTCCATCCAGATGGACTTCTTCTTACCCTTACCCCAGTCAGCAATCGTGATCTTGAGCAGTGCCTTCGATCCGTTACCAATCAGAGTCTCACGATCCCACGGCATGTCGTCCGAGTCGTAGAACTTCATCGGCTGGTTCTTCTCGCCATCCTTGTTCAGTTCAGGCTTACGGATTCGGATGTACTCTCCGGGCATGTTACCCGTCTTGTCTTCCTTCAGGCGATCAAGCAGTCGGTGCTTCTTAAGGAACTCAGTGTCGTCAGGAACAAAGTCCAGAGTCCACTCCTTGGCGTCACCGTCGTAGTTGTCAACGGGGTTGCCAAGGGCCTTGCACCACCAGATTTCACCAGTTACAAATTCAGTCGTAAATTCAGCCATAGTTTTCTTTCTCTTTCGTTTTCTAGGTTAAAACTCTTTACCCTATATAACTATTATATCAGATATTTTAAAAATGTCAACAGTTATTTTCATGTTTATTCTATCTTTAAATCTCCACTGTTAAAGGACTCCATTCTGGATTCTCTCCGGGGTATCCTCTAGGGTTACAAATAACACGAACCCCGTCCACAACGGCCTCATTTCTTGCGTGGGTATGCCCGTGACACCAAACATGTATTTGATCTGAGAACTCTTCTAAAAGAGGCCTCATATAGGGATTCCAATACCATTCGTTAGAAAGCTCTCCATCGTACTTAGGATCAAGAGTTTCTTCACACGGTGCTGTGTGAGTCACCACAATACCTTTAAGTTGGTAGTCTTTCCACTCTTTCAATTTAAGTTTTATATAGAAAGCCTCTTCGGCGGCGAGTTTGCAAATGTCCTGAAAATCAATACTACACCTGCTAGAGTCATTCATCATCCTAATCCAAGAAGGGTAGTTTTTAACCTTATACCACCCATTTCTAAGTATAATAGGAACACCATCCATCTCACCTTCGCTAGGATTTTCTTCTCTAAAGCGGGCTGATGTCTCGTAGACGGTCCGTCCAGAGGATAGGTTAGCGTAATGTTCGTGGTTTCCATCACAGGCAAACACTTCAAACCCTTTGTTTCGCATCTTGTTCAAGAACTTCAAACCTACGAGTCCGTTTCCTGTGTCTCCTGCTACAACGACATTTTTCTCTAGAAGATCGTAAGGAGTTTTCTCTTGAGGGAAGTCAATGTGCATATCACTAATTAGGCTAAATTTTACCATCTCTTTAATCCCTTCCTGCTGTCCAAGTGATTAGGTGATCGCCTTCGTTCCTCGCCCACTCTGCAGCCTCTTTAGGGCTGGTAAAGTAGCGAGTTTTCTTTTGTCCGTCCGTGTAGAGGAACGTGTAAGGT